CCCACCCCGATCGACATCTTCAGCAGGTCGTTGCGGATCTCGATCGGGCTCAATGGGGTCTTGTGAACGCGAAACAACCGCCGGATCGCGTCGGTAAACCCCGGCGGGGAATCAATGGTAAAGCCCTCGACCAGTAGCAGCTTGTCGATCTCGTCCGGCGGAGCTCCACACTGTTCGCCCAGCGCCTTGACTGTCTGCTTCAGTTTGCGGATCTTCTGGTCCAGTTGGTCTCTTTTCTGCAGCTGTTGCAGCAGATCGAGTTTCGCTGTCTCGTAAGCCTGCTTGTAGGTATCGCGCGCCATAAGTGTCTTAAGTCTAAATAATGTCTAAGTCGTTGTCAACACTGCATTGTGTCTGATAATACGATAAGTACACTTATTTTATTCAGAATACGCGTTTTTCTGTTGACATCAGAACGTGAAATGTCGTATAAGAAGTCTATGCAAGGCGGAAGTTGGCTTTGCATAGCCGGGTGCGGCGCTGGCTTTACCCAACAGCGTAACCATTCTGTAGTCCGCGTGTTCACTGCGCCTGCTACAGCCATATCATCCTCAGCGCTCGCGTGCGCTGTCGCACTCTCTGCCTCAGCAGAGACAATGCGGCTCGCACCGGAAGTCGGAGCGATAGGACCTCTCTGGTCTTTCGTCCCCTCACGCTGCGTGATGACCTGGTTCTCAAAACCGTCTACTCATCAATAACTCTCACTGAATGCTGGCCGCCAATTGTGCCTCGTGCGCCTTTTCGCGCCCGAAAGCACGCTGGCGTGCAGAGGTATCTTCATGGCACACGATCACAACGGCCGCGTGGGACCGCCACGCTGCCAGGAATGCAACGCGCCCCTTACCTCGGACGAGCGCCGGCCAAATTCAACTTCCCTGCGATCTCTCTGCCTCGATTGCCAGCTCGAACTGAATCCGTTTCCCACGATAAGGATGATAAGGCGGAAAAGACGGTCGCGTTTCCAGCGCCGTGCCAGCGTCCCGCGGTCTGTCCGTGTTCGATATGCCATCCCGAACCCCGAGGTCGAGCCTTTGGTGAGACCGCAAGGGTGAGGGATCGGCTCCGCTGCCGCATGGCGTGAGCCGGCAAAAACGTTCAGCCAAAACACGAGACAAGTATCAGGGCATGCATAACCTATGCCTTTAGGCATGGGTGTGCGAAACGAAAAGGGCCGTAACAGCTTTTAAGTCTGGGGCTTTAAGCTCCTGCAACCTAACAAATATGGAGACATTTCGTGAATAAGAAAACCGCATCCCTTTCAATTCTCGCCCTGTTGCTCGTGACGACTTTGGTTGTCTTCTCTCAAACCTCCAGTCAGTTTCCTGAACTGGATAAAAACGGCAAACCCTTGCTGCCGCGCCCCATGCCTCACCTGGTCTATTCCCCAACCGACCTCGCTCACAGCGCCGTAACTTTGCCGGCTGCCGTTGGTGGCGCCACCACCAACACCAACATTATTCGCGTCGGCGACGCCACCAAGATGACAGTATTCGTCTCTTGCACTCAGAACTTTGATCTGGTGATGAACGTCTACACCGCGGACGATCAGGGCCAGTCCAACCCGACTTTCGTTTTCTACAACAGCTACAACATTGCTACCAACATGGCATCCGGCGCGCAACAGGCGTTTCTCGCCAGCGAACTCGCCCCCAACGTCACCAGCGGAACGCTCGGGACCACTGTCCGATTGCCGCAACTGGCCGTCTCTTTCTTTGAGAAAAATGACGTCGCCACCGCCGGAACCTGCACCGACCGCGTGATTGTCGGCTACTAAAACACCCTCAATCTTTTCAACGCTGCTGAAGCGATTTTGGAGCGAAGCGAGGAAAATAGAGCAGCCCGGCCGACCACGCGCCGAGCTGCCTGCCCCGAGCGCTGAAGACACTTGATTGTTTCAACGCTGCGAAAGCGGTTTGGAGCGAAGCGACAAAATGAACTGGATTGGCGAATACATCATTGACGACGCCGGCCAATGCCGCTGGCATGAAAGCCTCCGCATTCAGGATGAGCCCATGAAAGCGGCCTACCGGAAGAATGTTCTGATTGAATTCATCATTGAAACTTCCGCCATCATGGGCGTGAAGGTGGGGATCGCTTAACTATGGCTGAAATACTCAATGGCGGAAAAGTAACAGCGCTGGATCCTGGGGTGCTAGAACCTGGGTTGCTGGAGTCTGGCTTCGCAGCTCGCGTCGGACGCAAGCTCCGGAACACCATCAACGTCTGGTTTGGGCCCGATCTGCCCATGCCACCCAGCGCTCCGGCAGGAACTCCACCCCGGACTCTCGACTATCCGGTTGGCTACAACATCAACATTCAGCCCAGAAATCTCGAGCCGATTTCTTTTGATCAGATGCGTTCGCTGGCCGATTCCTTTGATCTGGTGCGCCTCTGCATTGAGACGCGCAAAGACCAGGTCAGCCGCATGCCCTGGGCCTTTCGCCTGAAGCGCCAGCCTGGTCAGCCAAAGCGCGCTGGCAACGGCAACAGCACCTTCGGCGGTGAAGACAACCAGGAGAAAGACCCCCGGCTGGCGCAATTGACTGACTTCTTTTCTTATCCCGATCGTGAGCATAGCTGGCAGCAGTGGGTTCGGCTGCTGCTTGAAGATCTGCTCGTCCTGGACGCGCCGGTCCTTGTTCCCATTGTCGATCAAGCCGGCGAATTGTGGTCCCCTGGCAAACCGCTCTACGCTCTTGAAGTAATCGACGGAGCCACCATTGCGCGCAAAATTGACGCCATGGGCCGTACGCCCGCACCGCCCGGCGTGGCCTATCAGCAAATTCTCAAGGGCATGCCGGCCGTGGACTTCACCGCTGACCAGCTCATCTACCGGCCTCGAAACGTCAGGGCGCATAAGTTTTTCGGCTTCTCGCCCGTCGAGCAGATCATTCTTACCATCAACATCGGCTTGCGCCGGCAGATTCACTTGCTCAATTACTACACTGAAGGCAACGTACCGGAAGCCGTGGCCCAGGTCCCAAAAGAATGGTCGGCAGACCAGATCAGCGAATTTCAGGAATGGTTTGACAGCGCGCTCGCCGGCAATTCCGCGCGACGTCGTCGCATCACCTTTGTTCCGGAGTGCGGCACTCTTCAGTTCACGCGCGATCCCATGCTCAAGGACGCGCTCGATGAATGGATCACCCGCATCGTCTGTTACGCCTTTGGTCTCTCGCCGCAGCAATTTGTCAGCGTGATGAACCGCGCCACGGCAGAGACCAGTGTCGAGCAGGCCGCCGCGGAAGGCCTTGTGCCGGTCCTCGGCTACCTGGCTGACACCATCAACTTCATCGTCAATCGCCATTTCGGCTTCAGCGACATCGAATTTGTCTGGGAGCAGGACCGCACTTTGAACGCCCTGGAGCAGGCAAAGGTTGATGACATTTATGTCCGCGCCGGTGTGCTCTCCATTGACGAGGTGCGCCAGGAACTTGGCAAGCATCCCATCGGGGCCGGCAATGCTGTGATTACCACCAGAGGAATCTTTCCTCTGGAGATCAAAAGCTCATTGCCAAACTCCGAATCGTCAGAAGATGTTCAACCCGGCGAAACTCATGTGGCACAGCCGCTCTCGGCTGTGGCCGGTCCTCACCCCACAGAATGTAACGACAAACTCTCTCCCTAAGATCATCCAGCGCCCAGCGAGCAGTAGCCCAGCGCGGTAGCGCTAGGTTATCGGCAAAATAAAATCAAGCCCCTTTTAAGGGGCGGCATACAAGGCAGCCCATCGGCTGCCTTTTCCTTTGGAGCCAACATGAAATCAGTTCATCTCTTCGCTCAGATCGCCAAGATCGACGAGTCGAAACACGAAGTATGGGGCGTTGCCACCGCGGAAGTGGTCGACAAAGAAGGTGAGATTTTCGACTACGAATCCTCCAAGCCATATTTCAAACGGTGGAGTGACGAAATCGCCAAAGCCACTGACGGCAAGAGCCTGGGCAACGTGCGCGAAATGCACGAGCCCAGCGCTGTCGGCAAGCTCGTCGCCATCGCCTTCGACGACGACCTGAAGCAGGTCCGCGTGGGTGCACGCATCGTCGACAGCGTTGCCTGGCAAAAGTGCATGCTGGGCGTCTACACCGGTTTCTCGATCGGCGGCGCCTACGTGAAGGCGTGGAAAGACGGCGAGTATGTCCGCTTCACCGCCAGTCCGGTAGAGATCAGCGTGGTGGATAACCCTTGCGTCCCCGGCGCGCACTTCACCGCCGTCAAGGCCGACGGCACCTGCGAAGTTCGCAAGTTCACCCACGCGACCTCAGCAAACATGAAAAAAATCCCGGGCGATCGACGCTCCGGAGTAAAGACAGGAGAGCAGATCACAATGCTGGAAGCAAATGACAAAGTGCAATTGGAAAAGGCCCAGGCCAATTCCGCATCTGCGCTCGCCAAGCTGGCGGAGATGGAGCAGGAAGTGGCCGGCTTGCGCAGCGAAATGGAGAGCAATAACCAGGAGATCCAGCGGTCGCTGAGCAACCTCCTGTCACTGGTGGAAAAGCTCGTAGTGCCGCAGGAACCCGCAGGGCGAGTGGCGCGCACCGGCGTGCCCACGCACACCATAACCAAAGAAGACGATGCCCGGCCGGCCCTGGCCAAGTCTGCAGGCGAGCCCAGCGTCCACGAGCTGCTCAAGCGGACGCTGCAAAAACCTCAGCCGGCATCTGTGTATCTGCGCTGAGAGCTCCAGATTCTTCTGTGCTTAAACCACCACAAGAAACCGCAATATCTACCGGCGGAGAAAAGGAACTGAAAAATATGTTTGGCGATCTGAGTCAGCAGACGTTTGATCTGCTCAACAAGGCGGACCTGTCCACCTTGAACAAAACCACCATCGGTCAGGCGCAAATCAGCGGCGCTCCTGGCAATTTGAATGCATTTGATCTTCGCGGACCGGCGCTCCAGCTCTATCCGGTCATCACGCCGCTGCGTAACCGCCTACCTCGTCAGGTCAGTGACCGTGGCGACTTGGCCACGCGTTGGAAAGCCATCACCGGGGTCAACACTCAGAACTTCGAACTCGGCGTGGCCCAGGGCCGGCGCTCGGCAGAAATGAGTGTGACTGAAACGGACTATATCGCCTCCTACGCCGGGCTTGGCCTTGAAGCCTCAATCGACTGGGAAGCCGTCTGGTCCGGCGGCAAAGAGTTCGACAACAAAGCCACTCTGGTGCAGTCATTGCTGCGCGCGGTCATGATCGGGGAGGAAAACGTCATCCTCAATGGCAATGCGTCCATGCCTTTGGGAACTGCTCCCGCGCCGACGATTGCTGTGGGGGCGACTGCCGGGACTTTTGCCAATGGCACAGCCTTGTTTGCTTTCGTTACTGCGCTCACGGCCCGTGCTCTGGCCAACTCTACTGTCTCCCTCGCCGGAGTGCCCTATGGTCAGGTAACCCGCGTCAATATTGACGGTACCTCAACTCAGTACGGTGCGGGTGCCAGCGCCATCAGCCCATCTGCTTCCTTTACCACCACCGCAGCCAACCAGAGTGTTCAGGTGAGTGTTGCCGCTGTGAAGGGGGCCGCGGGATACGCGTGGTACCTCGGCACCACCGCAGCCAACGCCACACTCAGCGCAATCACCACTGTAAATAAGGCAACTTTCGGTGCGATCACGACTGGTACCCAGCTCGCCACCGCCGCCAATTCCAACACTGACGGATCAGCTAACGCGCTTGTATTCGATGGCTTTCTCACGCAAGCTCTGAAATCCAACGCGGGATACTTCGCCTCTCTTGACGGCAACACTCTTACCGCCGACCAGGCGAATGGAGTCGTCGAGATTGACACCGCCCTCCAGTGGTTCTGGGACAACAAGCGTCTCAGCCCCACGGAGATCTGGGTCAACTCGCAGGAAGCGCGCAACATTAATAAGAAGATCGTCGCTTCTGGTGGCATTCCGCTCTTCCGTTTCACCTTGCCGGGCGGGACCGGATCGGATGACGACAAGCCGGCCCTGTTGGGTGGCGCCAGTATTGCCAAGTACTGGAACAAGTTCACGCAGCAGTTCCTGGATATCCGCATCCATCCCAACCTGGCTCCGGGCTCCATCTTCTTCAACAGTTCGGAAATTCCTTACCCGCTTTCCGGCGTGGACAACGTGTCCTTTGTCCGCTGCCGCCGCGACTACTACCAGATCGAGTGGCCCGTGGTTTCACGTCAGTATGTTTATGGCGTGTATGCCGATGAGGTGCTCGTCTGCCGGGCGCCGTTCTCCCTTGGCGTCATTGCGAATGTGGCTAACGGCTAGCGTCACCAGCGGTTTCGCCGCCCGCAAGCCGCTGCTTGATATTCCGATCCTGACAACCATCAGGTGAGGAAAGGGAAGGCAGTCTTTGGGTCCCACCCGGACTGCCTTCTCTCATTTTGACCCGGTCAGCGTCTGTAATTCAACTCTCGGAGAACCCAAATGGCTGCCGCTCCTGATGATCTTTGCTCCATTGCAGAACTCAAAGCATGGCTGCCCAACCAGGGCAACAATGACGATGTCACGCTGCAAAGCCTTATTTCCAACGCCAGCCTGCAAGTCTTGCAGTACATTAATCGCCCGCACATCCTGGCGTCGGTGCTGGGCGCGTTAGCTGAAAGCTATGACGGGAATGATTCGGACCGTTTGCTCCCGCGCCAGTTTCCCATCATCGCGGTCACCGGTGTCAGCATTGATAACGTTCCCATCCAGCAGGCAACCAACCCTGTTACCGCAGGATTCTTGTGGGACACCCGGCGCATCCTGCTGCGCGGTTTTCGTTTCTGTCGCGGCGTGCAGAACGTCCAGATTTCTTATACCGCGGGCTATTCCAGTGTCCCGCTGGATCTGAAGCAGGCCGCTATTGAAGCGTTTGCGCTCACCTACCGTCAGCGCGTTCGCATAGGCGAAAGATCCAACAGCATGAGCGGCCAGGTATCCATCGGCTTCGATATGAGCGATGTTCCGCCGCGTTCCATGGCGATCTTCAGCCAATACCGGAGGCTCGCGCGATGATATCCGTATCCATTGACGACTCGGCTGTACAACAGCTCAAGCAGCGGCTTGCCGGACTTGCTCCTCGTCTTGTTGCCGATATTTACAAGGCACTGGAGCCGCTCATTTATCAATCGCTGCGTAGCTCGGTCCCAAAATATTTTGCGGGCTCTGCCAGCAAGGGCAGTTCAAGTGCCCTGCTTACCTCCCGCAGCGGGAACCTGCTGAATTCGGTCTTGCAGTCGATTGAGGCCAAATCTGACGGGCAGACTCTTACCGTCAGCATCGGATCGAAGCTGCCCTACGCCGCCATTCATGAATACGGAGGCTTCGCCGGGCGGCGAGGCCCGTTTAAGACGAAGAAGGGCCACCGTCCCTACTTGCCGCCGCGGCCCTACCTCCGTCCCGCAATCAATGATCTTCATAAAGCATTGCCCGATCTGATTGAGCAGGCAATTCAACAGGTGCAGGCGTCGCAATGATTTTTCCCCGTGAACAAATCTATTCCGCATTGTTTGCCACGTTGCAAAGCGCGCTGCTGGCGCCGGCCGGTCCGTTCAAAACGGTCAGCCGGCGCTGGCAGGATCCCTCGCAACTCTCACCCGCCGACCGTCCGTCCTTGTATCAGGTGCAGAAGGACGAACTCACCGGCGCCAGCCTGAACGGACTGCCCCTGCGCGCCAAAATGACGGTTGATCTTGTTCTGTATACCGCGGGTGACAGTGAACCGAATTCGGTCCCTTCCACCGAACTTAACGCGCTCCTGGACGCGGTGGAGGCTGCTATTCGTAACGTCACTCCGGGAATCGCGCAGTCTCTAGGCGGCAAGGTTTCACACTGCCGCATTGAAGGAAAGATTGAAATCGTCGAAAACGTGGTCGGCTCCATGGCCCTGGCCGTCGTGCCGATAGAGATTCTTACCACCGCATAAAAACCACATTCAGTTCAGCGGCCTCAGCCGCTTCAATTTATGGGAGTGCAGGGTGGACTCCCCAAAAGGAGAAAGAAGAAATGTTTGAATTTGGCGCAGGCACACTATGGGGATTTCCGGTGACCGGTAATACGGCCGCCAACCCTACTCCCATGAAATTCGGAACGCTGCAAGACGTCTCTCTTGACATCTCGGGCGACGTAAAGCAGCTTTACGGTCAGAAGCAGTTTCCTGAAGCTGTGGCTCGCGGAAAATGCAAGATCACCGGCAAGTCCAAGTTCGCTTCCATCAACGGCAAGATGCTCAACGACATGTTCTTTGGCCAGACCATGCAGGCCGGCATGAAGAAAGTTGCCCTCGATGAAAGTGGCACCATCACCACGGGCACTGTTACCGTGGCCAACTCTGCCCAGTTTGTTCAGGACTGGGGCGTACGATACAGCGCGACGGGGCTTCCACTAACCAAAGTCGCGTCGGCGCCCGCGGTTGGGCAATATTCTGTTTCAGCCGGCGTATATACCTTCAATACCACGGAAAACACCACCGTCGTCCAGATTTCGTACACCTTTACCGCCGCGGCGGCCGGTTCGCAGCTCAACATCACCAATCAGCTCATGGGCTTCGCACCCACCATCCAGGTGCTGCTGGAGACCGTGTACAACACCAACCAGTTCTCCGTGCTGTTGTATTCGGTTGTGGCTTCCAAGCTGAGCTTCACCACCAAGCAGGAAGACTTCATCATTCCTGAGTTCGACTTTGAAGCTTTCGCGAACGCCGCCGGCCAGGTAATCGATATCTATTCCAACGAATAAAGGGGTCGCGGGTCTGGCTCTGGGCCAGGCCCGTTTTGTTTCATCGCAACAGACTGCAACATCTCGATCAGGAGGATTGATGCTTAAACAACAGACCGTACCTACGTCAATGGGACAGCTTACTGTCTCATCGCTTACGCTCGGAGAACTGCGGCAACTCGATGCCCTGTTTCAGGAAAGAGCTGCGGCTGAGAGCTCCGGCCTTAGCTCTTTGCTGCGATATCTGCCTGTGATCCTGAACGCAGTCAGGAAAGTGCACCAGGACCTCACAGCGGAACAGCTTGAAAATGGCCTTACCTTCGATGATTTCAATGTTCTTTTCAACACGGTGCTCGAAGTCTCCGGACTCAAAAAGGCGGCTGCGGGGGAACCGACGCCGGTACCGGTATAGCGGACTGGCCATTCATCTTTGGCCACATCGCCACTGCTACCGGATGGACTCTGTACGAAATTAGAAATCTCACCCTTTGGGATGTCAACGATCTCATGGCCTACTGGCAGGAGAATCCTCCAACCCACGTTCTGGTAGCTGCTTACTTGATTGGTGGTGGCAGGCAGACAAAACGTGCTGTTCAAAAAGGAAACCAATTTACTGAATTGTCCCAGGCAGTGGCGATGGTCGGCGGGAGCTCAACCAAGAAACTGCCGGAAATATATCGGACTCAATAGCCTCCTTCGCTGGAACTCTGGATTGACCAGCATCGCAGCGGATAGTAACATACCGCATTTCTCGCGGAGAGGTGACATGCGGAAACTACTCATTCTGTTGACATGCATCCTGATCGGCTGTTCGCACGGTGACAAACTGGACGAAGACACGGCCACCAAAGGGATTAGATCGTCTTTGGGGGATAAAACCACGATTTACGTGGAAACTGGCAAGGTGGGCACGGATTGCATTCAGATATCTGCAAACGGCGAAGAACTTCCAGCGTATCTGGATCCAGGGATAAGTTTCTCTACACTCATTGCCGAACGAGCTGGATATGTCACGGAAACCCCTGATAGGCCAGGATTTTGGAAAGTGTCGTTAACAGATAAAGGAAAGAGAGCGCTGGCAGCCGGCGATATTCTGGCTAAAAGCGTTCCTCCGCGCAAAGGCTGTGACTATCAGCAAATGACTCTCATTCTAGCCACTTCAGAACTTGTGAAGATTACGAATATTGTTGCTGGCAAGGACTCTACTCAAATTGATTTCGTGTATCGATGGCGTCTCACAGATCTTGGCCGCATGCTCCGCCAGGACGGAGAAGTTTATAAAATCCTGGATACCGCTCAGCGCGACCAGTTGAAAAAGTGGGTTCATGCATATCACCACACCATGCCGGTTCCTGCGCCTGAAGATGGTGTGGCTCAGAGTGAGAGCGTTAAAGTCAAAAAATATCCCGGCTATGGCTGGCAGATAGAGCCTGCTGGGACCGTGCCGCCCCCGACTCGTTAGGAAACACTCCTCTCAGCCGAAGTCAAGTTTCTCCGATCGGGAATCTTGCCAACTACGGGCGCGGCTGACGCGATCAGCGACTATCCTGATAATTCAACAACGCGGTCCTCAACAAGAGGGCCGCATTTTATTGCTCTCTCAACCGCCCTGGAGAATCAGTATGACCGAAAGTTTCAGTTTCGAGATACAGGCAAATAGCTCAGGCGCCGAACAAGCACTCAAACAGGTCAAACAGTCAATGGAAGAGAGCAAGCAGGCGGCCGAGGCCATGAGCCATGTTCTTGACGGCGACCTCGCTGGGGCGTTCAAATCTTTGACCGAACTGGGCAAAAGCCTGGGGCTTACATTCGAACTGGCATTCAGTCCGGCGGAAATTATCGCATTCGTGCAGGTCGTTGCCGACTTGGCGGACAAGCTGAGCCAGCTGATCGCCGACACCTTCATCTATACCGACGAGCAAAAGGCCCTCGATGCCCAGATCAAGTCATCCAACAAGGTCATAGCTGACTATGCCGCCCAGATCAAAACGCTGGATGAAGCTTACGAAAAGATGGGCAAGACGGCGTCCCAGCAGACCGCCATCGATATAGGAAAGCTTAAACCGCAACTGGACCAGGCGCACAACGATGTAACAAGGCTGACGTCTGACCTCGAGGAGGCGAGGACCAAGGCCGCCGACCGCGATCTCTTCAACGCGCGCGCGTATTTTCTGGATTTACCGCGCTTAAACAATGAGCTTGGGGTTGCTCAACAGAAGGAAAAACTGCTCTTCGATCAGATGCGGAGTCTCACTGGGACTTTCGGGCAGCAGCAGAATACTGAGTTGCGGGCCATCGCGGAGGCCGAGATAGCCGGCCGCCTCCGTGTCCAGGAAGCCGCCATCAACGCGGAAAGGGCCAAGTGGAATGGTATCAAGGAACTCACGCATACCAGCGCTGACCAGAATATAGCCGCTGAAATCGCCTTTGAGAACCGCTTGTATCAGGTCAAACTGGAAGCGCTCCGTGAGCGCCTGGCATTGATGAGGCTTGACCCTGATCACAATGGAGCGCAGATTGCCACGCTCGATCGCGAAATTCAGGCCTTGGCCAAAGACCATGAGGCCGCGCTAACTAGAATCAAGAGTGAGGGCGTCAGGGAACGCAAGCGCGAGCAAGACGAGCAGCAGAGGGAACTGGCCAGGCAAACGCAGGAGACATTGCGGGCAGCCAAGGAAGAGAACGACGCCAAAATCAAGGCCTATGATGAGTTCACGCGGAAGGCCGTCATTGGCTTGGACGCCGAAGCTTCGCATGAAGAGGCTCTTGGTGAACTCAAGCGCCACGCCACAGATTTCGATCTTGAGATGGGCCGCATCAGCCTTAAAGAACACGATAAACGCATAAAGGAAGAGCTTCAGGCTGAGCGCGATGCCGCCACTCAGATAATTCGTATCAAGCAATCGCTTTACAGCAAAGACTCGGAAGAGTATGCGCGTCTGGAAGCCCAAATACAGAAGCTCCATGACAAGAGCGCTCTGGAGATGCAGAAAGTTGATCAGACCACCACCAGGCAGGAGCAGAAGCGCTGGCAGGACCTGGCGAAAACTATTTCTTCCAGTATCAGCAGCGCCTTAAGCGGTTGGATTCAGGGCACCCAGACCCTTTCCCAGGCCTGGGCCGAGATGGCCGATGATATGGCGGTGAAATTTATTTCTTCACTCGAGCAGCAGCTGGTGCAATTTCTTGTGAATGCGGCGATACGGGAATCGGTAGAAGAGGCGGAGAGCGGGAAAAGCGCGCTGCGCAATGCAATTGATGCGGCGGGTAAAGCCTATCACTGGGCAGCAGCGTGGGGCGGACCACCAGCGGGCGCAATTGCTGCGGCTGTCGCCTTTACTGCTGTGGAAGCCTTCGGCTCCGCTGAAGGCGGCCAATACCTGGTGCCCGGCGATCAGCTGACCATGTTGCACCGCAATGAAATGGTTCTGCCGGCCGGTGTCGCTGATCGCATGCGTGGTGTAATCGATGGCGGCGGAGGAGGGGGCGTCACGGTTGTGGTCAACCACGCTGTGAATGCCGTGGACGCTGATTCGTTCCGAACCCATATCCGCAGGCACGCAAATATGATCGGAAATGAAGTGGCCCGTGTTTTAAAAAGAAAAGCGACGTCTTAATAAAGAAAGGCGGAGTTTTAATAATGTAAAGAATTCTCATCTCTCCAGAATGTAGTGTTGACCAATAGGAACATGAATAATAAGATTTGCTCTCTTGGAGGGAAGATGCGGCAGATCAGCTTAGTGTTTATTGTAGTGTGCTCCTATGTGGTGCTAGCTCTCGGCCAATCCAGTTCACAACCGCCGGGTAAGGATGAATCCAAGCAAGCGCCTCCGGAACAAGTCAAGCTATCCCCGGAATTCAAGGAGGCAGGCACTGCTGCCTCAGACGCGATTGGCCGGATTCCAGATATTCGTACGCCGGACGATGGCTACCAGACGCGCAAGCTCGACGCGGAAAAAGCCATTGACGTTGCAACGCACAAGGCAACTACCGATGCCGATAAGGAAATGCTCAAGATTCTCATTGCATGGTCGGCACTGGCGGTCAGGCAA